AAAGGAGACTTCCATGAATTTGATAAGTTCAGTGATGAAATGGTTGAATACTGGTATGGAGACATCGAGGTTACTCATGCTCTTTATGAACATTTCTCTTCTGTTATTTGGGATAATGATTGGAAACTTTCTCTAAGAACAGAACACAACGTACAGATAGAACTGGTACGCACACAGTACTATGGTTTCTACTTCGATAAGAACAAGGCAGAGTTCCTACTCAACTCAGTTCAGCAGAAGATGAAGACACTGGAAGAACAATTCCAAGTGGACTTCCCACCTAAGATGACTGAGGTCAATCGCATCAAGTATCGTCTGAAGAAAGATGGTGAAGAGATGGCGACAGTAAAGAATGCCAAGTCCAAGTACGCAATGACAACACGAGAAGGTGAAGACTTAGTTTGTTTTGACTGGATTGATTTCAAACCTGGCTCACCCAAGGATCGCATTGATGCCTTATGGAATGCAGGTTGGAACCCAGTCGATAGAACAAAGACAGCTATCAACTTTGCACGTAAGCAGGTTGGTGATCCTTATGGTAAGTCAGTCGAGGCTATGGATCAGGAGTTCTACGATCAGAAGAAGGAACACCTAGACAGGTATGGTTTTACTGTGTCTGAGGATAACCTTAGCACACTGCCTGAGGATGCCCCTGCAGGAGCCAAAGCTCTGGCCCAGTGGCTGACCCTTGAAGGTAGACGTTCCTCACTGGTGGAGTGGATTAACCAAGTCAAAGAAGACAACAGAATACATGGTAGGATACAGAGCATTGGTGCATGGACTGGACGGTGTGCACACAAAGATCCTAACACAGCTAACATCTCTTCTCCTTTTCATGAAGATGCTAAAAGAGTAGAACCCCTGACAGCAGTAGAGGAAGTGAAGAAGCAATATGACGTACACCTACGTGCTTGTTGGACTGTACCCTCAGGCTCTTGGCTTGTCGGTACTGATGCTGATGGTATTCAGTTACGTGTGCTTGCTGATTACCTATGGCGTATGTTTGGTGAAGACCAGTATGCCCAAGCCATCATGCTAGGTAAGAAGGAAGACGAGACAGACATCCACAACGTGAACAAGAATGCTCTTGATGTTCCTAATGGTACACGAGACATGGCAAAGACATTCATCTATGCTTGGCTGCTAGGTGCAGGTGTAGCAAAGACTGCACAGATACTGAAGGTCAACAAGAAGGAAGCACAGGATGCACGTACTCGTTTCGAGATGAGCATTGGTGGTCTCTATGATCTGAAGAACAGATACATCAAACAGGTTGGAGAGAATGGTTGGTTCAAAGGATATGATGGACGTAGGGTCAAGGTGCCTAGCACACACAAAGCACTCGCAGGTATCCTACAGAATGGAGAGGCTTGCCTAATGAAACACACCCTCCTACGTTGGCATGACGTAGCACGTAAGGAAGGTATTAAGTTCAAGATGGTTGGCTTTATCCATGACGAATACCAAGTTGAGGTCATAGGCACAGAAGAAGAAGCAAAACGTCTTGGTCAGATACAGGCAGACTGTATGCTTGAGACTGGTCAAGAACTAGGATTCAAAATACCTACACCAGGATCATATGATGTAGGAAAAAATTGGGCAGAGACCCATTGACATCCTAACAGGGTAGTATTACATAACAGATATCAAAAAAAGGAGGGCGACATGCCAGCTACACAAATCGACATCAAAGGCAAACTAGACTGGGCAAAAGTATTTGAGTCCAATCGTGATCGTGCCGAATGGAATAAAGAAACTGATGGTGAGTACAAGGTTACTGTTACCACAGATAAAGATACTGCACAGGCTTTGAAGAAAGCAGGTTGCATGAAAAAGATTGAGGAAGTTACTGATGGCTACAAAGTCACAGTGTCACGTCCTCATACAGGCGCACAGGACTGGATGGGTGGCGCACCTATCGTTGCTGACGTAACTGGTAAGGCTTGGAACCTACAGGAACAAGGTCTTATTGGTAATGGCAGTGAAGGTATCGTGAAGGTAGAAGTTTATCCTACACGTACTGGACGCACAGGTACACGCCTACTAGGTGTCCAAGTCCTTGAGCATGTGGTCTATGAATCAGAAGGTGGTCCCTCCCAACCACGATCAATGTTCACAGACCATTCGAGTTCTTCTGGATCTTCGTCTTCCACCTCCCAAAAAGAACCAGAGGACTCAATCCCCTTCTAGGTTTCCCTGTTTCCTTTCCCTAGAAGCTCACCCTCACCCTTCGGGGTGGGGGTACAAACAAAAAGGATAAGACATGCCAAGCATCGACACACTCGTCAAAGATATGGAAGACACAATACTTGGTCTCAAAGGTTGGGATCATCTGATCAGCCTTAAGATGGGTGATCGTGTTGGTAAAGCAGCTACCTCAAGATTCAGAGCACCACAGAAACCAAGAGGGTATCTGTCGTTCTCTTCTATTGGTAGTCCATGCAAAAGAAAACTATGGTATAAGATCAACGAGACTGCGACAGCAAAGCCTCTTGCTCCATCGGATTTGTTGAAGTTCTTTTATGGTGACATGATCGAAGAGTTAGTCTTGGCTATTGTCGAGGCATCTGGTCACACTGTAACAGGACAGCAGGATCGTATGCGTATTAATGATCTGGCAGGACACAGAGATGCAGTCATTGATGGCATGACAGTGGATGTTAAGTCAGCATCTCCTTACTCATTCAAGAAGTTTGCTGAAGGTAACCTGAGGGAAGATGATCCTTTTGGTTACATCAGTCAGCTTAGTTCTTATGTGTATGCAGCCAAGGACGATCCACTGGTAACAAACAAAACACATGGGGCTTTTCTTGTTGTAGATAAAGTCAATGGTTCAATCTGTCTTGATGTCTATGACTTCACTCCTGAGTTAGAGCAAAAGGAGAAAGAGGTAGAGCAAGTCAAGCAGATGGTAGCAGGTGACATACCTGACAGAGGCTTCGATCCTGTACCTCAATCAAAGACTAGCCCTAACACAAAGCTACATCCTTCTTGTGGATTCTGTGAGTTCAACAAGAAGTGTTGGCCTGAGGCCAGACGATTTGTTTATGGTAATGGTGACGTACTCCTGGTAGATGTGGTTAAGAAACCAAACGTACCAGAGGATCTTACCTATAATGAGCAAGAAGTATAGAGCAGCAGCACTCAAGGCAGGGTATCGTTCAGGCTTTGAAGATGATGTAGCAAAAGAGCTACGCTCCAAAGGAATTAAGTTTACCTACGAGAAAGAAAAAATCAAGTGGGTTGACTTAAAAGTCAGAACGTATACACCTGACTTCGTTTTATCTAATGGTATCATTATAGAAACCAAGGGACGATTTGTCTCAACAGATAGACGCAAGCATCGTGAAATCCAGAAGCAGTTTCCTGATCTGGATATTCGCTTTGTATTTCAAAACAGTAGAGCAAAATTATATAAAGGTGCCAAGTCATCCTATGGTGACTGGTGCAAGAAGTACGGTTTTAAGTACGCAGATAAATCAATTCCTGACGATTGGTTGAAAGAATAGATTGACGTAATTAGTTTAGGCTATATAACTTGGAGGTTCCTGTGTTGTTTGAAGTAACAATGCTGATAGAGTTAGACCCTGAGGCAAACTTTATTGCTTCAGATAGTATTGAGAGGAGTCTTGAAGAAATTCTTCAGGACACTATATATGACATTGACGATATTGAAGTCGTTGAAATAGAGGTGAAAGACAAATGATAAGTGGAGATGACTTAGACAAGTTTGGTTACTTTGATAACTTTGATAGTGATGAAGTAGACTGGACTGATCTTTATTCTAAATGGGTAGAGAAAAAGATTATGACTGAAGGTCAGACAAGACTAGTAGAGAATACACTTGGTCTTGTGGGAGAAGCAGGAGAGGTAGCAGAAAAGATCAAGAAACTTATTCGTGATAGCTCTCGTTTTCAGAATGAAGAGATCATGAAAGAGTTAGGTGACGTAGTATTCTATGCTACTGCCCTTGCAAATATTTATGGTAAGGGACTACAAGAGGTTCTTGAATTAAACATTGCCAAGCTAGATGACAGACAAAGACGTGGAAAACTAAAAGGATCAGGAGACAATAGATGAGCATTCCAAACACAGAACCAGAGTACGGCCCAACACTATCAATCTCAGAAGAGATTCATGCTATGAAGTATCGTAGTAAGGGTGAAACATTTCGTGAGGCAATGACTCGTGTTGCTGAAGCACTGAAGGATAATGAATCACACTTCAATAACTTTCGTAACATCTTATACAACCAACGCTTCCTACCTGCAGGACGTGTGCAGTCAGCTATGGGTGCACCAAGACGTGTGACACCTTACAACTGCTTTGTGTCTATGACTATTGAGGATAGCATGGATGGGATTATGGAAGCAGCAAGACGTGCAGCAGAGACCATGAGACTAGGTGGTGGCATTGGTTATGACTTTAGTACACTGCGTCCTCGTGGCACCTTGATTAAATCACTGGACAGTAAGTCCTCTGGTCCTCTATCCTTCATGGGTATCTTTGATGCTGTCTGTCGTACCATCGCATCAGCAGGTCACAGACGTGGAGCACAGATGGGTGTCCTACGTGTTGATCATCCTGACATTGAAGAGTTCATCACAGCAAAGAACAACTCTGATACACTGACACAGTTCAACATATCTGTAGGTGTGACTGACGAGTTTATGACAGCAGTGAAAGAAGACAAAGACTTTGATCTTAAGTTTGATGGACGTGTCTACAAAACTGTGAGTGCTACTGCACTGTGGGATCAGATCCTACGTTCTACATGGGATTGGGCAGAGCCTGGTATTCTCTTCATTGATCGTATCAATAAGAAGAACAACCTGTGGTACACAGAAAAGATTGCTGCAACCAACCCATGTGGTGAGCAACCACTACCACCTAATGGTGCATGTCTTCTTGGTTCATTTAACCTGACTAAGTATGTAGTTGATCACGAAGGTAAGTACGTCTTCAACATGAACCAACTACGTAATGACATTCCACATGTCGTAAGAGCTATGGATAATGTCGTAGATAGAGCAACGTATCCACTGAAAGAACAGGAGTTAGAAGCCAAGAGTAAAAGACGTATGGGCCTTGGTGTGACTGGGGTAGCAAATGCTATCGAAGCACTAGGGTTTGAGTACGGCAGTGAACGATTCCTGCAGACCCTCGAAGAAATCATGGGGGTGATTAGGAATGTGGCGTATCGTACATCTGTTGAGTTGGCTCTTGAGAAGGGTGCTTTCCCTCTCTTTACTCAGGCTTATCTGGAGAGTGACTTCGCTAAGTCTCTTCCTGATGATATCCGCAATCTCATTAGCGATCATGGTATTCGTAACAGTCATCTGCTTTCTGTTGCTCCAACAGGAACTATCAGTCTGTCAGCAGACAACGTATCCTCTGGGATCGAACCTGTCTTCTCACATTACTACGATAGAACTATCCAAACCTTCGATGGACCCAAGGTTGAGCGAGTAGAGGACTATGGCTATCGTGTCTTTGGTGTGAAGGGTAAGACTGCAGACGAACTGTCAGTGTTTGATCACGTCAAAGTATTGAACGTTGC